CCTACTGGCGCTACAGGCGTTCAAGGACCGCAAGGTTCCACAGGCCCAACAGGTTCACAAGGACCAACAGGAAACATGGGGTCAACGCCCCTTGGTTTGGCTTTCGGTAAGTTCGACATCAATGCAGATGGTGAGCTTGAAATAGAATATTACGGTGATGCTGATGACAATGATTTCACGATCAATGCAGACGGTTACCTTTCAGTGAGTACGGTGTAAAAATGGGAACATTAACTATTGGTCGAGTACGCATTGGATGGAAAGGAACTTGGAGTTCTTCGACAACCTATGTGTCTCAGGATGCCGTTTACCATAGCGGTGAAACATACGTTGCTAAACAAGATGTACCAACAGGTACAGCAACAACGAATACAACCTACTGGCAGAAAGTAGCACAGAAAGGCACTAACGGAACCAACGGTTCTGACGGGGCTACAGGCCCTCAAGTGCCACAGGTGCAACTGGTGCTACAGGAGCGGCTGGCCCACAGGGTCCACAAGGAAATACAGGCCCTCAGGGTGCTACGGGTGGAACTGGCCCAACAGGTGCGGCTGGACCAACAGGCCCCGCTGGAGCTACAGGTCCGACAGGTGCCACAGGCGCTACAGGTTCGGCTCCCGACCATGCTTGGTCTAGCTATTCCCTAAGATTTAAGAATGCCGATGGCACATGGGGAAGCTATACTAACCTACGAGGCGCTACTGGCGCTCAAGGGGCGGCTGGAGCCACAGGTTCTCAAGGACCACAAGGTAATACTGGCCCGACAGGCTCGCAGGGCGCTACTGGTCCAGCGGGTGATGATGGAGCTACCGGACCGCAAGGCCCGACAGGTTCTACAGGCCCACAGGGTCCGACAGGCTCTACAGGTTCTACAGGTTCCACGGGTGCTACTGGACCTTCACCCTCTCATGCTTGGTCAGGATACAGTTTAAGGTTCCAGAACCCTAATGGCACTTGGGGCAGCTATGTAAACCTCAGAGGTGCTACAGGCCCTCAGGGTGCTACTGGCCCAACAGGTTCTACAGGTTCTCAAGGTCCACAGGGTAATACAGGTGGCACTGGTCCTACAGGCCCAGCGGGTTCTACAGGAGCTACAGGTTCAACAGGCCCTTCTCCATCACATGGTTGGTCTGGGTATAGCCTTCGCTTCCAGAACCCTAATGGAACATGGGGCAGCTATGTAAACCTTCGCGGTGCTACGGGTGCTACTGGACCTCAAGGCTCAACAGGCCCACAGGGTCCAACTGGTAACACTGGTGCAACTGGTGGAACTGGACCTCAGGGTATTCAAGGACCGACAGGTGATGAAGGCCCAACAGGCCCTCAGGGTGCTACTGGTCCACAAGGGGCGCAAGGCCCTCAGGGTAACACTGGTAATACAGGTGCAGCGGGGCCTACAGGGTCGCAAGGTGCGACCGGAAACACTGGTCCTCAGGGTGCCACTGGACCTTCTGGTAACCCATTCGGTGGTGGTACGTTCACTGGGAATGTAAGTTTTGGAACGAACAATATAACGGCTGCTGGTAATGTGAATGTTAATAGCCTTGAGATTGCTGGTACTGATGTAATCTCAACAGCGAGAGCTTTACAGAACCTTACAGGCGTAGACGCAACCACTAAAGCTATGTTCTACGCAAATGACATAGGTGAGCCGCCCCCCGTTGGACTAACTTATGAACCTAATTTTGCCAGCCCAAACGCAACCATAACAACATCAGGCACATTTAACAGAAGCACTTATAGTCTGGATGCTGACGATATTGTTTGGATGTTATTAGTTGGTAGTGGCGGTGGTGGGAACTCCAGTTATTATCAGGGAAATTCTAGTTGGAAATTTGGTGGTGATGGCGGTCAAGCCTTAGTAATTATTGGATCAGCGGGAAGTCTCAATGGATCAACCTATACAATAGGGGCTGCTCAGTCTGCTAATACTAGTTGGCAAGCTGGTAATGCTGGAGCAAGTACATTCACTTTTTCATCAAGCGGAAATGTACTCAGCACACTCACCATAGCACACAGGACTGCTCATGTTGAATCATCTACAGCGATAACATCGACTACTGGGCTTCAAGGCTCATACTTTCAATTCTCAGCTAATAATTCGATTCCTAATCTTACGAGTGTTACAGTTCCTACTGGATCAAATTTTGGTTCCAGACAAAACACTAACCCCACTGCTTCCAGAAACTTCTGGGGTGAGCAAATTGGTGCTGTGTCTGCAGGACCTGAGAGCGACTACAGCATTACGTTTGGTGCTGGGAAAGGTTGGGGAAGTTACGGTGGCACGCCTGCTAACAATACTGGTGCTGTTTCGACGTTTTCTGGCAATGGTGCAACTGGTGCTGGGGGATCTGGGTCAGCCCCCGGTGGCGGTGGATCTGGTTTAAATGGATCAGGAGCCGCTGGAAGCCTTAGAATTTACCATCAATAAAAGAGTAAAAAATGGTTAAAATATTTTATCATAGACAAACCCGACAAGGTATTAACGTGGAAGATGATGAGCCAATATCTAATTGGCCTGATTATCAAGAAACACAACCACCAATCACACAACATGAATTGGATGAGATGGCAAAGAACTATCGAAGGCAGCGCGATAATGAATTAAAACGCACAGACTTTATGATGCTTTCAGACATGAATCCAACTCAAGATTTAATTGATTATAGGCAATCTCTCAGGGATGCACCTAACCACCCTAATTGGCCTTTAGAGACGCCTAACATAATCTTTAGAGGCAATATACTCGATGACTAAAATAGCAGTGGTAGGCAGAGGAACGGCGGGGTGTATGTCGGCAGCTTACTTTACTAAATGGTCTGGTGTTGAAGTGGATTGGTATTTTGATCCAGACATAAAACCACAGGCGGTAGGGGAAGGTGCAAACCTGACCCTGCCCACACGCTTACAAGAGTGTGTAAACTTTTCACCACGAGACTTCGATAAAGTGGATGGAACTATTAAGACGGGAATTTACAAGCAGGGATGGGGTAAAACCAAGACACCCTTCTTGCATGACTTTCCAAGCCCAGCAACCTCAATACACTTCAACGCTTTGAAGCTCCAAGACTATGTGGAAGATAGGATTTCAAAGAACGTAAATATCAAGAGAATGAATGTAGATGTATCAAACCTTGATGCAGATTTTATCTTAGACTGTTCTGGGAAACCAAAAGATTATGAGGACTATAAGTTATCATCTTACATACCAGTTAATTCTGTATATGTAACGCAGTGCTATTGGGAATTTCCAAGGTTCAATCACACCTTAACTATTGCTAGGCCATATGGGTGGGTATTCGGTATTCCTTTACAGAACAGATGCTCTATCGGTTATATGTACAACAAAGACATCAACACTTTGGAAGAGGTACAAGAGGACGTAAAACATATATTTGAACAGTACAATTTAGTACCTAGTAAAGATACAAATGCGTTCTCATTCAAGAACTACAAAAGGCGTGAAAATTTAAAAGGCAACATAGCCTACAATGGGAACTCTTCATTCTTTTTAGAACCGTTAGAAGCTACATCCTTTGGTAACGTAGACGCCATAAACGTACAGGCGGGTCACCATTGGTTCTCAGGACACCCAAAAGACTTAACAGAGCGGAGATACAACGCAGTAATAGATGCAACTGAAAACATCATAATGCTTCATTACTACGCTGGCTCAGAGTTTGTTTCAGACTTTTGGGAATACGCAGAGGAACGAGGAAGGCGGTGCATAGAGAGCGCAGACCCAAGCCTTTCATATATGATTAACAATTCAAAAAAACCCTCAGGACTAGGTTCATACAAGGATAGCTTCAAAAATCCAGATGTAACATCCATTGAAATGGAAGGTTTGTACTATTCTTGGTGGGAAGGCTCTTTTGCACAAAATGTAGAAGGACTTGGAATTAAAAGTAAGGATTTTTAAATGAGCATTACACTCGACAATTTAGATCAGTATGGGATTGGGCATAACTTCAGTGACGCCCTGTACCCACAAGACTTTGAACTCATTGTCTATGGCAATGATAGCGAAGACCAATACACCCGCGATGACCCAGAAGTAACTGGTGGTACTGTCGCATGGTGGAAAGAACCCAGCTATGACCGCTGGTGGAAAGTAGGGCCTAAAGGCACCCGCGATTAATGCCAGATGATAATTGGCATCTATCTAAGTCTGTACCGCTAACCCTGATATTCGGGTTGGTGGTACAAGGCGCAGCAATAGTCTGGACAGTCAGTATGATGATGTCAGACATTGATAGAAACGCAGCGGCAATCACTAATTTAGATTTTCGCGTAGAGAAGATCGAGGACTTAGTACAGTCACAGGCAATAGCTATGGCTCGTATTGATGAGAACATTAAGGCAATCCGAAAATCGGTAGAATTAATGGCAAACAGAAGTCCTCACTAAGGATTTTATATGAGTTTTATAACTGCACTGGTCGGGCCTGTGGCAAACTTGCTCGACCAATTTATTGAAGATAAAGACCAGAAAGCTAAACTAGCACACGAAATAGCAACCATGAGCGAAAAGCACATGAGTGAAGCTATGCTGGCAAATGCACAGGCTAATATAGAGCAGAGCAAACACGCATCTATATTTGTAAGCGGAGCTAGACCAGCAATCATGTGGATCTGTGCTCTAGGTCTACTAACTCAATTCTTCCTGATGCCAATTGCAGAATGGGCAATCATTATATGGATGCCTGAAATCGAATTACCAAAGCTCAATACCGGAGAACTTATGACTCTGACACTTAGCCTTTTAGGACTTGGTGGACTCAGAAGTTTCGAGAAGTCTAAAGGTATAGCTAGGGAGAAGATTAAATGACTGAGAGAGAACTCTTAGAGCTATTACACAAGACACTGGCTGAGAACTTATTGGCCCGTATCAACGACCCTGAGGCAAAAGCTTCAGATCTAAACGTAGCCCGTCAGTTCCTAAAAGATAATAATATTGAAGGACTTGCGGCTGAAGGTTCACCTTTAGGTGAGCTTGTAAAGACACTGCCTAGCTTTGGTGACGAAGATGCAGATGAGAACGAGATGCGCCACTAGGGATGTTTCAGAACACAACATCCTTAGGCATCCCTACGGATAAAGACCCCCTAGCAGACTTTAGGAAATTCTTGTTCGTAGTATGGAAGCACTTGAACCTGCCAGACCCTACGCCAGTACAATATGATATAGCTAAACACATCCAGAATGGTGACAAACGAATTATCGTTGAAGCCTTCAGGGGTGTTGGAAAGTCATGGATTACTTCAGCGTATGTGGTCTGGCTTCTTTACATGAACCCTCAGTTAAACATCTTGGTCGTGTCGGCCTCTAAGACACGCGCAGATGACTTTACAACCTTTACCCTCAGGCTAATCAGGGAGATGGACATACTAGCCCACCTGATACCTAGAGAAGAACAGAGGCAATCTAAGATATCCTTCGATGTAGGACCAGCGGCTGCATCACACGCACCTTCAGTTAAGTCTGTAGGTATTACAGGCCAGTTAGCTGGGTCTCGTGCTGATGTGCTTATTGCTGATGATATCGAAGTACCTAATAACTCCATGACACAAGGCATGAGAGATAGACTGTCAGAAGCTGTTAAGGAATTTGATGCTATCCTGAAACCTGATGGACGTATCATCTACTTAGGTACACCACAGAACCAAGAGAGCCTTTACAACAAACTACCTGAGAGAGGCTACAAGGTTCGCATCTGGCCCGCTAGATACCCTAACGAAGACCAGATGACAGGCTACGGTAATAAGATAGCCCCAAAGATACTCAAAGAACTGGAAGATGACCCAGAGCTAGAAGGTGCTCCTACAGACCCTGACAGGTTCTCTGACTTCGACCTAATGGAACGAGAAGCTTCCTATGGTCGATCAGGATTCGCATTGCAGTTCATGCTCGATACAAGACTCTCTGACGCTGAGAGATACCCTCTCAAGGTAGGTGACCTACTAGTCATGGACATCCCTACTCACGAGGCCCCTGAGAGGCTCGTATGGGCATCTGGGAATGAGTACATAGTTGAGGAACTTCCTAACGTAGCATTCAATGGTGACCACTACCACAAACCTATGCACATACCCAATGAGTTCATCGAATACTCAGGGTCTGTAATGTCCATTGACCCCTCAGGTAGAGGTAAGGATGAAACAGGCTATGCAGTCGTTAAGATGCTCAATGGATACCTCTATGTCAGAAGGTGTAGCGGTGTAGCTGGTGGCTACTCTGAGGAAGCTCTTAGGAAACTTGCAGGTATCGCAAGGGATGAAGAGGTCAATGAGATTATCGTTGAGAGTAACTTTGGTGACGGGATGTTTAACCAACTGATGACACCAATCCTCAGTAAGATATATCCTGTGACACTCTCAGAGGTCAGGCATAACACACAGAAAGAGAAACGCATCATCGATGTCCTCGAACCTGTGATGAACCAGCACAAGCTAGTGATGGACAAAAAGCTTATCAAAGAAGACTACGATAGCTGCCAGCACTTACCACCTGAACAATCCCTCAGATACCAATTGATGTATCAGCTTACTAGGATAACCAATGACAGAGGTGCCCTATCAAATGACGATAGATTAGATGCACTGGCAATGGCAGTCCAATATTGGGTAGACGCAATGGCACAGGATGCAGAACAACAGATATCCTCAAGGCGTGAAGAGATGCTCATGGATGAAGTTAGAAGAGTGCAAGCACAAGCTGGCATGGGTCTAGCTGTAGTCTTTGGAAACAACTTAGATACTCCCTCAAGTAACTACTGGTAACCTTCTGAACACATAAAGAAATCAATTAGGTTGCCCCTTAGGGTAGGCCCCTGTTGGTATATATAGGTATAGCTATAGGTAACCTTTAGATCTTTAAGGTAACTGTAAGGTCTAAAGGTTCTGCTAGTTTCTATGACATGCTGTAGATGAGCACCACCAGTGTAACCCACATCATCAACCTCAACTACTAAGATAGGTGTTACATCTATGAACATACTACAGATGTGGAAGGACTATAAGTTCCACAAGAATGCTAACTGGGCTGCAGACAAACTAAGGATGCACTCAGATAAAGATCTAAAGGATATCGGGATAACTAGAGGTGACATCAACAGAGCAGCACACCATAAATGTCCTTGGTGTATGCGTTGGGAACTTGTAGGTGACGGTAAGGGTCTTTAGGGTGCTAAATGTTTTTGAAAGAAAACTGTGAGGGGGTATACGATATACCTGCCAGCCGCGATTCCCCCCATGCACCTTGTGGCTGCGAGCGCCAGCGATGGCTGGTATTGCACCAAAAAGCTGCACCAAGGGCCGTATTTGTCATATAAATAAGGGGTCCGGTAACAGTTATGGGCACTGCTACGCACCTTATTTTATGGGCGCTGCAGGTGCTGCGACATGCCGCGAAAATGCCGCCAGATCTCTATTTCTTCCCTACCGTTTTCGCGTAGTTTCCCTGCCGTTTTTCTACGGTTTCCCTGCAGTTTTCGATAGGTCCAGCAAGGCGTGCAAATCACCCTGCAAATCACCTGCAGAAACTGCGAGTAAATCGCGGTTAGACCTTCAAGTATTTTGTGGGTTTATCCCAATTTTCGATAGATCTTATCGTGATTTTAAAATTTTTTATTATTGCATTTTAGCCATATTTTATTGGGGTTATCTATCGTTTTTTTGTGTTCTTTGCTGGTCATGGTGTAAATTTATTGTTGACGGTCTAATCATATGCGAATAGATAATTGGTCACATTCACGAGAAAGGTGACACAATGA